GAATAACTTTCCTGTATCAACCTTCTTCTTTCTCTTAATAAGTGATTTAGCCATACGAATAATACCTTTTGCGTACGACCTTAAGTACTTCTCAAGTTTAGGATTACCAAACTTTTTCACTATACACTAGCTATAAATAACTCTACCTGTGCGTCAGTACTACTTACTGGTTGTACCTCTATTGCTGATAAATCATTAGTCATACTAGACATTGCTGGGTCTCCATCAGCTTCTGCTACAGCTACATTCTCTCCATGAAATAATACATGTGAAGCTCCCGCTCTTAGTCTTATCTGATAGTTAGTAGAGCTTGTAGTAATTATACCTACTATTAGTTCTTCTGAAGAACTTAAGTTAGATACTCTTACATATCTTACATCATTCAGGTCTATAGCACTTTCGCTTGTATGGTTAGCTGTAGCAAATTCTGCTATTGTTGTAATGTTAGAATGTGCTGCTGTTAGTGTTCTTTCAAAGGTATTGTTTATACCTGTTGTTGTTACTGTATTTGTAGAACCTCTTACTGCTCCATTTATAGTAACGCTTTCTGTAATTGTTGTTGTTAAATCTGCCATGTTATTTTTGGTGGTATTAGTTGGATTATTATTTTGCCTATTCTTATTTTATACATGTAGTAGTTTGTGTTATTGGTATATCACATGAGTCTAGTACTGACTCTATTATTACTGGTATATCTACTACCCAGCCTGTCAATGTACTATCAAATCTTTCAGTAAAGGGCTCACAAGTAAAATCGTCATCTACATAATATCTTGCTTCCTCTCCATGTGCTAGACTTGCTGTATGTAGTAGCTCCCCATGTTTCAGTAAGGCTATTATATCAGTAGTTATCTGTAAGGTTTCACTAAGAACCTCTTGTTCGTTACTGTTATCAGGTTCTACTATATCCATTACAAATATCTGAAAGTTGAAAGTCTGTTGAGACAGTCCTACATCTACATTAGTAGGGTTGATATGGTACAATGGAAACTTGGTATTCTTTTCAAGGTCAATATCCCATATATCTCCTGTAGTAGTAGCTTGTATTTGTTCATGTAACTCTCCTATACACTTCAAAGTGTCTATTACGTTACTGTATGTTTTGTATCTTATCATATATTTACTTGTTTTACACTGTCTAGGTCTTGTCTATACGATAAATATGTTAAGACCTCTAAAATTCCTGTTCGTGTTACTTCGTCCATCTTTAGTATGTTTTCGTTAGATAACGTATATACTACTGAGTACCAGCCCCACTTTTTAAGTATTGTTCCTTCCGCTCCTGTAGGTCTGTCTTCATTGTCGCTACTGAAGACTTGAGAGTACGACTCAATAATTCCTTTCCTAAATCTGAAAAAAAAACCGAAGCTCCATGAAAGTCTCCTACTGTTAGATTATCTAAAAATATCTGTTCTCTATCTTTACAAGGCTCGTAAGGTTCAATAGAATACTTGTCCCCATCTTTAGCTACTACTGGTCTGTATAGAATAGCTAGTATCTTATGTAGGTTATCATTAACCCCGTCTGTAAGGTAACTATCAATATCAACCCATTCACCAAATGTAAAATCTACTAGTTTAGGATGGAACCCGTACTCAACCCCCTTGATTTTGATTATGTGTTTCAACTCGTCATCTGGTTCTGAGTTTAGTAGTACTGATACATACTTACCTAGTTCGTTGATATTATTTACAGGTAGTCTGTATATATCCCTCTCTGGTATATCTGTAAGTATTCTGATTATCTTTACAATCTTTTCAAGGCTCTTATCCTCCTCAGTAAGTACCTTTTGTATTCTTATGTAGTGTTTAATAGGAACCTCATCCCACTCTGTAGGTAGGTTATGTAAGACTTCTTCACTTCCTTTGACTAATGTAATCTTCATGTATATATATAGAAATTGTTGATAATTCGTTTATTCTTTACTGAACGTAATACTTTCCTACATTTTGGTCTATTTCATAGTACATTCTCATAGCCATTGCATCACTGTAGTCTGGTGACCTTCCTATAACGTCCTTTACCTTATCTTTAGGTAGTATCTGTAGTTTATTATCCTTATCAGCGTCTTTACTTCTGACCTGTTCAAGCTCCTCAATAATATCCTCCCTTATACCTGTGTCTTTAGTGTTTATACCTATCTGTCCCTTGTTTATCATGTCTGATAACTTGTAGTAACATTGTGTCTTTAGGTTTTGATAGTTCTCATTCTTTAGTGGTCTGCTATTATTAACAAACCCTCTACACCTTAGTAAATCTACAACACCCCCTCCTACGCCATCTTCATCTACTATGATATTCCTCAAGCTCACTGCGTTGTCTTTCTGCCACTCCCTAATTTTGTCATAAACATCAGTTATTGACGTTTTAAGGAACGATTGCACTTTTTCGATATGATAACCTGACCACAGCATCAAAACTGTCTTATCTACACCGAAACGAGCTACGTCACAAGTAATGTACATATCCCCTCTAACACCCTCTTGTGTAAATAGATTAACAATACTATTGTAGTTGATTAGATTATCTTCACTAGCATCGTACTCCCAGTTACCATATAGTAACCTCTGTTTGTTTAGTTCGTCAAGACTTTCTAGTTGTCCCTTGTAATGTACGCTTACATTCTCATTATCATCTACTAATGATTGTATAAACTTCCTGTGAGGTTTTAGTGTATTGTCTCTACTAGGTCTGTAGTACTCTGTATATACCCAATTCTTAGCAGGGTTACATGTTAGTAGTAGTTTAGGTATTAGATTGTTCTCATCTAGTTTGTACCTTATCCTAGAACTAACAACGTTCTTAGCCTTTTCAGATATTTGATTAGCCTCGTCTATGAAGGCTCCTGTAATTTCCAAACTACCTAGTGAGTCAAAGTTCCTATCACTAGGATAAGCAAACAAGTCCTTGAGTATAATCTCACTACCATTAAAGAACGTGATAATATTTGTACTACCATTAAACTTGTAGTGTTCCCCAGCTAGTATTCCCCACTGACTACATACTTCAAAGAATGTATTGAGTGTTGTTTTCTTTAGTGTATCTAGTTTAGACCTTCCCATTAAGTATCTAGTATCAGGGTACTTAATACACATAATGATTAACCAAGCTACTCCAACCCATGATTTACCACCACCAGCAGCCCCTCCAAACAATACGTCTCTAGTACTACTATCAAATAGATACTTGATTGCTTTCTTCTGTGTCCCTGTAAATACTGGCGATATATCCATTAGTAGTCAGTACCATCTATGTTTATGTTTATCTTGATAGGTTCGTCTTTACTAGTAATATCTAGTTCTTGTTTCTCTACATAACCTCTTTTCTTACCTTTAGTCTTTAGATAGAATATAGTGGCAGCTGTACCCCCGTCCTTCATCTGATTATGTAACTGACTTTCAGCAAAATCAAGTGCTATGTTTTCAATATCCTCTACTTTACTAGCAAACTCCTTGTCCTCTTTACACCATTTGTAGAATGTACTTCTAGGTATTCCTAGTTTCTTACAAGCTGTTGTTACTACACCTAGACTTGCTTCCAAAGCGTTTAGTAGTGCTTCCTTTTTTATATGCCCATTATTGCCCATTGTTCTTGAAATATTTTAGTGGATAAAATACTAGTGAGTTTCTATACCCGTTACTAGCTAATTGATTTATTGGTGTTACTCCATGCATGTTTCTCCAAGCTGGATATACTAACATACTATTGTCTGCTTGTTCTATTGTAGCGTTGTAGTCTGGTACATGTAAGCTTCCCCCTGTACTATTAAGTCTCTTAGTAAAGATAATATTTACAGTGTCTCTTAAATTACCTGTGTCTGTATGAAAGTTTGCTGGTATGTTAAAGTTAGATATACTACTTGTATACATGGTTCCTAGTTTGTAGTTATCATCAACGTCTTTGAATATCTCTTGTTGTTTTTCGTATATTTCTGGTGTTATTTCCTTTATTAGTTGTTCCCCTATCTTAACACATCCTAACATTGCTTTAATGAAGGTTTGAGCTGTCTCACTTCTATGCACACTACTAGTAGTTGCGTCCCTCCTACTATATCTAGGTATTATACCTCCTAGTATTGTAGAGTATTGTTTTACTCCACTAGTACGTTGCATGGTTGATTTAGGTACTCTGTTACTCCTAAACTCTGTATTAGCTACTACTAGTAGTTTAGTTAGTTTCTTGTTGTACTTATCTACATCTTTAATGTAGAACCCTATTGGCTTACCATTAGCGGTAAATATAGTGTCCTCTGTAATGTTTGCTTCATAGTAAGGACATGTGTCGTTAGGCTTT